CGTCAAGGCCCCCACGGCCGGCGAAGGGGTCGCTCAGCCCGGTCGCGGGGCCCCACGGGGCGAAGACTACTTTGCCGAACTGCGCGCCAACGAGTTCATGGGGTAGTTGCTCGTACCTCGCCAACGCCTGAACGCGGTGGTCGAGGAGTTGGCGCCGGAACACGACGTCAAGATCGTTCGCGGCCCATCGATTGACCCTGATCTCCCGGGCACCAGCCTGACGCTGCTGGCCGAGGGCGACTTCGGGTTCTTCTACCTCGAAATGCTGCAGCGGGCTGTGGCCAAGCGTTTCGGCGTGACGCCCCGGTTCATCCAGGTGCGGATGGAGCGTTACGGACTGCTCAAGCCGGGAGGCGTCATCGGCTGAACAGGACCGCGAACGCGGTGCCGACCTCGTGTCGGTATTTTTTGGGTGTGAAACTTAACAACACGCGCAATCGCGCACTCTTGCAATAAAGGAGCAGATCGAATGACGGCAGTCGAACAACAAGATGCCAAGCCCACGCGCAAGAAGGCTGCCGTCGAGCAGTCCGTCAAGCAGCCGCGCCCCAAGGGTAAGGACAAGGGGGCGGAACTTCTCCCCCACCTTGAGCACTTCGTCCTGCTCACCCGCAAGGTTCAACGCCCGGTTCTGCTGCGCGCCCTTGTCGAGGGGGTGCTCGGCGCACCACTGGCCCCGCTGCGCGAACTCACGGAGGATGCCAAGGGTTCATTGCCCATTCCGTCCCGCAACGCCGTCTTCGCGGTCGTCGCCGAAATCGGCCACGCCGACCACGCACGAATCGAGCGCGCCGCCGAACGCGTGAATCTGCTGTGCGACGAGTACGGCACGCTCGCCGTCGCCACGTTGCTCGACGCAAGCGATCGGCAGGACGCCGCAATCCTGAACCCGCCCACCGACAAGGTCAGCCGCGCGCTCTACCTCTACCTGCGCCAGGAGTTTCCGGCCGATGAGGATGACTGCGACGACCGTTTCGACCACGCCGAGACCCAGCAAGGGATGCTTCAGCAGTCACAGAGCGACAGGTACTCCAGTCATTACATCGGTCCGAAGGGCGCGCAACCCGAGCTTCCGGAAGTTGCGGAGCAGGCGCTGCGGCGTCGCCTCAAGGAACTGTTCCCGAAGATCAACCCGGACGACATCCTGATCGAGCACTTCGAGCATCGCGATCCCACGCGGGCGGGAAATCCGGTCGCGCTCTACACGCTGACGGCGAAGTTCAACGGCAAGGAGGTGCACTACCAGCGAATCGCCGACGGCGAGGTGCAGGACATCGAATCGCCGGCCGTCACGGACGTCCGCTACTCCTGGCACACGGGCAAAGGCGAACTCTCGGTGTTCTGCGATGACCTCGAGGTCCGTCCCGAGTTGGCGAAGATCTTCCGTGACGTCGTGCTCGGCGGCAACGGTGACATCCGCTCGATGCCGATGCGCGAGTTCGACCTGATGGGCTTCAGCACGCCCGCGATGCTGAAGCGCTTCAAGACGGATCGCATCGATGGCATCGACGGCATCGAGATCCGACAACTCGTCGTCGCCAAGCCGGAATTGCGGCAGGTGAGCCTGCGCGGCAGGACCGTCGAGCGCAAGGTGGAAAACGCACTGGTGATCCGTCGGCACCGGTTCGAGGAGCGCGACATCTACGTCATGGCCCGCGAGGTCTACTCCCTTCCGGACCTCACTGATTGCGTCGTCCTGCAGGTCAAGCTGACGATGCGCATCGCCAAGACGGTCCATCGCAAGGCGCACACCGTGTCGGTGCAGATCACCGCGCCGAACGGCTTCGCCGATAGTCGCCTGACGAAGGACGACAGCGAACTGGTGTTCGCCCAGCTGATGCGTCTCGACTGCGCGCGCCAATACTGAGGTCGCCGTGAACCTGCACGCTGAGTTCCTGGCCTGCCTGGAGCACGCCCGCAGCGTCGACGCGAACGTCGTCGCAGACGAGTTGCGCGGTTGCACGGAGCAGTTCGCCGCGCGACGCTGGATCACCCGCCAGGGCTACCTGACATCGATCCTCGTGCCGGTGCTCAACGCCGAGGAAGAAGTCGAGGTAGCCGTCGACGAGGAAAGCGGGACCTACAGCTACCCCAGTCCTGCACAGCCGAGACGATTCCTGACTCGGCCGCTCGAAGACATCTCGACGTACGCCTTCAACGTCGACGCGTGGCTGGATGCGATGGCCGAGGTCCTCGACATCGAGAACGCGCACCGCGCACGCAGGCGCGACGTCATCGACGGCCACCTCTGGCACGTGGGCAATCTGCGTGTCGGGCGCACGCACCAGTTCTCGCCGGTCTACGTCGCGCGCCGTCTCGCGCACTGCGCTGACGATTGGCGAAAGCCGATGTTCGACCCCGCGCGCCCGGGTCACGGCATCGTGATCACCGCCGGCGAACTCGATACGGAGTTGCCCAACGGCCACCAACGCTGCGGGCTTGACGCCCTCCTGATCGCCGACGCCGACGGCATCGCCAGCGACCACGACGTGCTGAACCGCTTGCTTCGCGGCGTGTCCGCGGACGCGGCTGATCCCGACGAATGGTTCGAAGAGCGCACCGGCGAACTCAAGCTCGTCCACATGGCCACGCCGAAGGTTTTCAAGGGCAAGCAGAAGGCCGTCATCGCAGCGTTCTGGAAGGCACGCAATCAGGCCAGCCTCAAGTGGTCGGACGTCATCACGCAGACGCGCTGCAGCAAGGACCCCGACAGCGCCCTCGGCTCCGATTGGAAGCAGTGGATCGAGAAGACTGCCTACGGCCGCTACCGCATCCGTAGTCGACGACCGGCAGCGTGAATTTCCGGAAGTTCATCCGGAAGTGCATCCGGACCTGATCCGGAGGTGCATTCGAAGAATGAGCAGTGCCCGTTTATTTCAAAGGAGCACTGCAAATGGGAAACCAACTCCCTTCCCCACAAAGGGGTCGCGTAACGCGACCGCCGTCCCTCGGTAGTACCACGCAGGCCCGCATCGCGTTCGACGAGTTCGAACTCGCGTATCGCTGGGGCCTGTCGGTCAAGACGCTGCGCCGGTGGCGTCAGGAACAACTCGGACCGATCTACTGCAAGCTGGGTCGCCGGGTCACCTATCTCCTGCACGAAATCGAAGCCTTCGAGCGCCGCGTCTCGCGCTACTCGAGCTTCACCCGTGCGTACCAGTGAGGAGGTGGTCATGAGCGATATCACCATCTTCCCCGTCGACATCGCCGAGATGTCGGTCAGCCAACTGGCCGCGCTGTCACCGGCGCAGAAGCGCGAGGTCGACAAGAACCTCGACGCCGCCATCGACTGGCTCAAGAAGGCCCGCACCAAGTTCGACGCGGCGCTCGACCAGTGCTACGGCGAGCAGGCCCGCGCCGCGCTACGCGAGTCCGGGCGCGACTTCGGCACGGTCCACGTCGACGACGGTCCGCTGCACATCAAGTTCGAACTCCCGAAGAAGGTCACCTGGAGCCAGAAGCAACTGGCCGAAATCGCCGAGCGCATCGTCGCCTCCGGCGAGAAGGTCGAGAGCTACATCGACGTCAAGCTGTCTGTGTCGGAGTCGCGGTACACGAACTGGCCTCCGGCGCTGCAGCAGCAGTTCTCGGGCGCACGCACGGTCGACGCCGGCAAGCCGTCGTTCACGTTGTCCATCGACGGGAGCGACGCATGAAGAAGCTCCCCATCGTGTCCGCCATCGAGCGGATGGCCGAACGCAAAGGCGTGAAGCTGCTGATGCTGGGCAAGTCCGGGATCGGCAAGACGACGCGCTTGAAGGACCTCGACCCGGCGACGACGCTGTTCCTCGACATCGAGGCCGGCGATCTCGCGGTGGCCGATTGGCCGGGCGACACCATCCGGCCGGCGTCCTGGCCCGAGAGCCGTGACTTCTTCGTGTTCCTCGCGGGCCCGGACAAGTCGCTGCCGCCGGAAAGCGCGTTCTCCCAGGCGCACTACGACCACGTCGTCGAGAGGTACGGCGAGCCCACGCAGCTCGACCGCTACCAGACCTTCTTCGTCGACTCGATCACGCAGTTGTCCCGCCAGTGCTTCGCGTGGTGCAAGACGCAGCCGGGCGCGGTCAGTGACCGCTCCGGCAAGCCAGATCTGCGCGCGGCCTACGGACTGCTCGGCCAGGAGATGGTCGGCGCCTTGACCCATCTGCAGCACGCACGCGGCAAGAACGTGATCTTCGTGGCCATCCTCGACGAGCGGCTCGACGACTACAACCGCAAGGTGTTCGTGCCGCAGATCGAGGGCAGCAAGACCGCGCTCGAACTGCCGGGCATCGTCGACGAGGTTACGACCTTGGCCGAGATCAAGGCCGAGGACGGCACGTCGTACCGCGCGTTCGTCACCCAAACCGTCAATCCCTACGGCTTTCCCGCGAAGGACCGCAGCGGTCGCCTCGACCTGCTGGAGCCGCCGCATCTCGGCGCGCTGATCGCCAAGTGCGCAGGCCAAGCCGCCGCGCCCAACGCCCTGAACACCCTCGAATCCAAGGAGTAATCGCCATGACGACCAACAACTGGAATGACTTCAACGATGCCGACCAGCAGCAGTCGGGCTTCGACCTGATCCCGCGCGGCTCCATCGTGCCGGTGCGGATGACCCTCAAGCCGGGCGGCCACGACGACCCGACACAGGGCTGGACCGGCGGCTACGCGACCGAGTCGTTCGAGACGGGATCGGTGTATCTCGCCGCCGAGTTCGTGATCACCGGCGGTGAACACGCCAAGCGCAAGATGTGGAGCAACATCGGCCTCTTCTCGCGCAAGGGCCCGACATGGGGCCAGATGGGGCGCAGCTTCATCCGCGCCGCGCTGAACAGCGCACGCAACGTCCATCCGCAGGACAACGGCCCGCAGGCCGCCGCCGCACGCCGCATCCAGGGCCTGCACGAACTCGACGGCCTCGAATTCGTGGTGCGCGTCGACATCGAGAAGGACAACAAGGGCCAGGACCGCAACGTCGTCAAGGTCGCCATCGAGCCCGACCACCCCGAGTACGCGCGAGTCAAGGGCGTGGCGTCGAAGGCCACTCCGGGTGGTGGCACCTCGGGCGCAGCTGCACAGCTGGTTCCGTCACAGGCCGCCGCCGCGCCGCGCCCGGCCGTGACCGGCAAGCCGTCCTGGGCGCAGTGAGGTGGCCGCCATGAACGCACCCACACTCACCGCCAGCCATTACGGCGTCGTGCGCTTCGGCGATCTCGATTGCGAAGCGGTCGTGCTCACCACCGGCGAGCGCGGTTACGTCCGCAAGGAACTCGCCAAGCTGCTCGGCTTCCACGAGTCGCACAAGGGTGGCCGTTTCGCCCGATTCCTGGCCGAAATCGCACCTAACTCCTTGTCGTTGCTGGAGAAATCATCCGGGCCGATTCTTCTGCCCTCGGGTCGCCAGACGCAGTTCTTCCCGGCCGGCATCATCGCCGACGTCGCCTCGGCCGTGGTGAACGCCGCCATCGCGGGCACCTTGCACCGCGCCCGTCAGGGCATCGTGGGCAACTGCATGACGATCATGCGCGCGCTCGCCACAACCGGCGAGATCGCGTTGATCGACGAGGCCACCGGCTACCAGCACCACCGCGCGCCCGACGCGCTGCAGGAGTTGATTGCCAAGCTCCTGCGTCAGTCGAGCGCGTCGTGGGAGCGCCGGTTCCATCCGGACTACTACCGCGCCCTGTACCGGCTATTCGGCTGGCGCTACCAAGGCCACGAACAGAACCCGCCGCACGTGATCGGGCAGATCACGCTGCGCTGGGTTTACGGCCCGGTGCTGCCCGGTGAACTCCTCGACGAGATCCGCGGCCGCAAGGCCATCTCGCACAAGCATCACCAGTGGCTCACCGAGCAGGGCCTCGCGCATCTGGAAACCCAGATCCACGCGGTCACCGCCATCGCGCGCAGTTCGATGAGCTACCGGGACTTCGACCGTCGCTGCGAGGCCGCCTTCTCCGGCGGTGCGCTTCAGTTGTGCCTGATGGCCGACGACCTGTTGGAGGTGGCGTGAAATGCTGGGTCTGCAAACGACAGGCTCGGGGGTACGGCCACACCGACAACCGGCACGGTATCGGCGACCCCAGGCGCTACCCGCTGGACTGGGTGTTCTGCAGCCGGCGCTGCCAGGACGCGTTTCACAAGCTGTACGGCAACTGGCTTCGCGTGCGGGACGGTCGGGTCGACATCAAGGAGGTGGCGATGATCGATCCCTCTGATGTCGAGCTGGCCGCGATGCGCAAGTGCCTCAAGCCCTTCGGCGAGGCGGCGGGCGAGATCGGCTTCACCAAGCCGCTGGGCGACTACTCCGAGGCCGAAGCGCTGGCCGTGATCAACGCCATCGTCACTTGCTACACCGACGCGATGGTCGAGCACCACGAGCAGAGCAAGTACCCGCCCGTACGCGGCCTCCCGGCAGTGCCCGACCCGATGGCCAATCCGTTCGCCGATCTGGAGGACGACCTGCCCTGGGAGACGAAGCGATGATCGACTTCAACTCCACGGCGAGCGTCCCCGGTCAGGTCAGCGCGCTGGTCGACGCCGGAATGCAGGCCGCACGTGCGCGTCAGCCGGAGCGCCAGTACCTCGGCGCGTCGCGGCTCGGCGTGCCCTGCGAACGCGCACTGCAGTACGAGTACGCGAAAGCGCCCGTCGACCACGGCCGCGACACCCCCGGTCGAATGCTGCGCATCTTTGAGCGCGGCCACGTGATGGAGGACTGCATGGTCACGTGGCTGCGCGACGCGGGATTCGATCTGCGCACGCGCAAGGCCGACGGCGAGCAGTTCGGGTTCTCGGTGGCCGACGGTCGTCTGCAGGGCCACGTCGATGGCGTCATCGTCGGTGGCCCGGAGGGCTTCGCTTACCCCTGCCTGTGGGAGAACAAGTGCCTCGGCGCGAAGTCGTGGCGAGAACTGGAGAAGGACAAGCTCGCGGTCGCCAAGCCGGTCTACGCCGCGCAGGTGGCGATCTACCAAGCCTATCTCGACCTGCACGGGAACCCTGCGTTCTTCACGGCGCTCAACGCCGATTCGATGGAGATCTACACCGAGCTCGTGCCGTTCGACGCGGCGCTGGCGCAGCGCGCATCGGATCGGGCGGTGAAGGTCATCACGGCGACCGAGGCGGGCGAACTGCTGCCCAGGTCGTTCAACGACCCGACCCACTTCGAATGCCGGATGTGCGCGTGGCAGGACCGCTGCTGGAGGACACAACCATGACCGACCACACCACGCCGGTCCACGACATCGAGCCGATGATCGACGCCAAGCAGGCGGCGGCGTCGCTGCGCCTTCCGTACTACTGGTTCGCCGACCACGCGATGAGGTCGCGCTACCGCATTCCGCACTACCTGATGGGCGGCTTGGTGCGGTTCCGCTTGTCCGAACTTTCGGCGTGGGCCGCACATAGCTCGGCGGTCCGCAATCGCGATGGTCAGGGGTCGAGCGTGCCCGATGAGGGGGCCGAATGATCGACTTCAATGACGCCACGCAGCCGATGGCGCAGAACCGCGACGAGCAGCGCGACGAGATCCGCGCTGCGCTGATCGCACGCCTGGAATCGGTGCTGACCACGATGTTCCCGGCGGGCAAGAAGCGCCGGGGGAAGTTCCTGATCGGCGACGTGCTGGGCAGCCCGGGCGACAGCCTCGAGGTGGTGCTCGACGGCGAGAAGGCGGGTCTGTGGACCGACCGCGCGACCGGCGACGGCGGCGACATCTTCGACCTGATTGCCGCGTACCTCGGTGCCAACGTCCAGACGGATTTCCCACGCGTCCTTCAGCACGCAGCGGAGCTGATCGGATGCGCGCCTCCGACGCCGACCAGAAAGGCCAGGAAGGAAGCACCCGTCGACGATCTCGGCCCCGCGACCGCCAAATGGGACTACCAAGACGCTTCCGGGCACCTCCTCGCTGTCGTCTATCGCTACGACCCGCCCGGGCGAAAGAAGGAGTTCAGGCCGTGGGACGCCAAGCGCCGCAAGATGGCGCCTCCCGATCCGCGCCCGCTGTACAACCAGCCTCGGCTCGCCGCCGTTGACCACGCCGTCCTGGTCGAGGGCGAGAAGTGCGCGGAGGCGCTGATCGCCGCCGGCGTCGTGGCGACCACGGCAATGCACGGTGCCAATGCCCCGGTCGGCAAGACCGACTGGTCGCCGCTCGCCGGCAAGGCGGTCGTGATCTGGCCCGACCGCGACAAGCCGGGCTGGGAGTACGCGATGGCAGCCGCACAGGCGGCGCTCGCTGCCGGCGCGACCGCGTGCGACGTGCTGCTGCCGCCCGATGACAAGCCCGATGGCTGGGACGCCGCTGACGCGGTGGCCGAGGGATTCGACGTTCGCGAGTTTCTCGAATCCGGACCGCGGATGTGCATCAAGCCTGCCCGCGCGTCCACGGCGCAGGAGGCGACCGTGTGGGCGACGGACGATGCGCTGGCGCTGTCCTTCACCTCCCACTACGCCGAGGACTGGCGCTACTGCGCGGCGTGGGGCAAGTGGCTGGTCTGGACCGGCACGCATTGGCAGGGGGACGAGACTCTCCTCGTCCATCACCTGATCCGCTCTATCTGCCGCGAGGCGGCCGTGAAGGTCGACTCGCACAGGCTGGCCGCGAAGCTACTGGCCAGCAGCACGGTCGGCGGCGTGGACCGGCTGGCACGCACCGACCGCCGCCACGCCTCGACGTCGGACGAGTGGGACGCGGACCTCTTCGCGCTCAACACGCCGGGCGGCGTCGTCGACCTCGTCACCGGGAGGCTGCGCGCGCACGACCGCTCTGACCGGATGACGAAGCTCGCGACGGCCACACCGCGTGGCGCGTGCCCACGCTGGGAGGCGTTTCTCGCGGACGTTACCGGCGGCGACGCCGAACTGCAGGCGTACCTGCAGCGGATGGTCGGCTACTGCCTGACGGGGGCGACCACAGCGCACGCGTTGTTCTTCCTGTACGGCACGGGCGCGAACGGCAAGTCGGTTTTCGTCAACACGCTGGCCACGATCCTCGGCGACTACGCCACCAGCGCGCCGATGGACACGTTCATGGAAGCGCGCGGCGACCGCCACCCCACCGATCTGGCGGGACTGCGCGGCGCGCGCTTCGTGTCCTCCATCGAAACCGAGCAAGGCCGGCGCTGGAACGAATCGAAGGTCAAGGCCATCACCGGAGGCGACAAGGTCTCGGCGCGTTTCATGCGCCAGGACTTCTTCGAGTACCTGCCGCAGTTCAAGCTGGTGATCGCCGGCAACCACAAGCCCTCGATCCGCAACGTCGACGAGGCGATGAAGCGCCGGCTGCACCTGATCCCGTTCACGGTGACGGTGCCGCCCGAGAAGCGCGACGGCCAACTCACCGAGAAGCTGCTTGCCGAACGAGACGGCATCCTCGCGTGGGCCGTCGAGGGCTGCCTCGCGTGGCAGCGACAGGGACTCCTGCCGCCCGCCTGCGTGGTTTCGGCGACCGAGGAGTACTTCGACGAGGAGGACGCCATCGGCGACTTCCTCGAAGAGGAGGCACAGCGCTTCGAGCAGGCCCGCGTCGCGGTCGCCGACGTGTTCCAGCGCTGGCAGGAGTGGGCCACGCGACGCGGCGAGTACGTCGGCACCAGTCGCTGGCTCGCCCAGCAGCTCGCCAATCGCGGGTTTCCGCGCACGCGGATTCACGCCGGCGTGAAGGCGCTGTCGGGCCTCACGCTCAAGCCCAAGGACTACGGCAACCGCCTGCCGTACCGCGATGACTGATCACGGTGACCGAAGGTGACCCGCCCACGGATTTATCGCTACGCCTGCGCGCGCACGCACGTAAAGAGGATGAATCCCCACGCCGGCCACCTTCGGTCACCCGCACCGAATCTGGAGAAACGATGAACACGACGATCCTGGCCCTGGACTTGGGCACGCATACCGGCTGGGCACTGCAGCACCCGGACGGCACCGTCACCAGCGGCAGCGAGCAGTTCCGGCCGCAGCGCTTCGAGGGCGGCGGAATGCGCTTCCTGCGCTTCAAGCGCTGGCTCAACGAACTGCTGACCGCGACCGACCACATCAACGCCGTCTACTTCGAGGAGGTCCGCCGGCACGCAGGGGTCGACGCGGCCCACGCCTACGGCGGATTCATGGGGCACCTCACCGCGTGGTGCGAGCACCACAACATCCCGTACCAGGGCGTCCCGGTCGGCACGATCAAGAAGCACGCCACCGGGAAAGGCAACGCGGGCAAGGACGAGATGGTCGCGTCGGTTCGCCGGCGCGGACACGACCCGGTCGACGACAACGAGGCTGACGCCCTGGCGCTGCTGCACTGGGCAGTCGAGACGCAGGAGGTGTGAGGTGAAGATCCCGACACGCCAATACCGCTGCCCCCTCGGCCGCCTGCAGCCCGAGACGACCGATCTCGAAACGCTAAAGCAACGGGGCTGGCGGGATCAGCACATCCTCGTGGTCGACGAGCGGGACACGCGCCTGGACTTCGTCGAGCGCGAGATCGTGAAGCGGATCGGCGAGCGTCTGTACGGCGCGGGAGGCACGCGCCGTGGCTGAGTGGACCATCGACCATGTCGCCGCACGCTTCGAGGAGTCCGTCGTCACCGCCCGACGCCTGCCCCCTGTTCGTGTGCAGGGCTACTTCAACACGTGGCCGGCTTTCGTTCGCGAGCAGTGGGAGGCCTTCGCATCCAAGGACGCTGTGTACCGACCGTTCCCACCGACACCCGAGGCAATCGACCGGATGCTGGAGACGATGCGCTGGGTACAGTGGCTGGAGGTCGAGCAGCGCCATCTGGTGTGGATGCGGGCCAAGCGATATGGTTGGCGCGACATCTCGATCCGCTTCGCCTGCGACCGCACGACCGCGTGGCGGCACTGGCAGCGCGCCTTGCAGGTCGTCGCCGATCACCTCAACGGTGCGCGCACGGTGACCACGCTGCGCGCAGCGGACCTCGACAAGCGGCCGTCCAAAAACGTGGGCAATTTGGGGTAATGCCTGCCGCGTTTGTCCTCAGTTTGCCGCGTTTGTCCTTTTCGGGGTCGGCGCTCGCTGCAACAAAACCACCGGGTCGAGCGTAGTATTCCCGCTATCGTCTGGACAGAGTTGCGAGCAGCGCGGACTTCCCGAGGCAAAAGGGGTCCTTCCTCCCGAAAAACCAATGCGGGGGGCGCGAGCGCGGCGCTTCGATAGCGTCAGGGTGCGAACCAAGGTTCGCACGGTTCGCAGTTCGCACCCGTCCGGTACGCACCCTCTCCCGAGCCCGCCCACGGTCGCCGTCGGCGGGCTCATTCGTTTGGCAACGCTGCAGCGCGGCTGGCGGCCCGACCGGGGTCCACTCCTTCCCCGGCCGGGCCGTCTTTTTTCGAGGAACCGATCCTGAACACGCTCAACGTCGAGTACCGCAAGGTCGAGGCGCTGATCCCCTACGCCCGCAATCCGCGCACGCACAACGAGGACCAGGTCGCGAAGATCGCGGCGAGCATCGTCGAGTTCGGCTGGACCAACCCGATCCTCGTCGACGGCGACAACGGCATCGTCGCAGGGCACGGCCGTCTGGCCGCCGCGCGCAAGCTCGACCTCGATGAAGTGCCGGTGATCGAACTGACGCACCTCACGCCCACGCAGAAGCGCGCCTACGTCATCGCCGACAACCGGCTGGCGCTGGACGCGGGCTGGAACGAGGAACTGCTGGCGCTGGAACTGGCCGAGTTGTCCGAGGCGGGATACGACCTGCCGCTGACCGGCTTCGACAACGCCGAGATCGAGGCCTTGCTCGTCGGCGACACGGACGACGGCGCCGCCGACGGTGAGCAGGACGACGCGGCCGACGACGTTCCGGACGCACCGTCGGTGCCGGTGTCCCGCACTGGCGATGTCTGGGCACTGGGAGCGCATCGGTTGGCCTGCGGCGATGCCACCGATCCGGCCGTGGTCGCCACGCTGATGCAGGGACAGTCGGCCCGACTGTGCTTCACGTCGCCGCCGTACGGCAATCAGCGAGACTACACCTCTGGCGGCATCGCCGATTGGGATGCCCTGATGCACGGCGTGTTCGCCAACCTGCCGATGACCGACGACGGTCAGGTGCTGGTCAATCTTGGGCTGATCCACCGCGACAACGAGTTCATCCCGTACTGGGACCTGTGGCTGGGCTGGATGCGCACGCGGGGCTGGCGGCGCTTCGCCTGGTACGTCTGGGATCAGGGCCCGGGGATGCCCGGCGACTGGGCGGGCCGCTTCGCGCCGAGCTTCGAGTTCGTCTTCCACTTCAACCG